ACTGCCGCGCCTGTTACGCCAGAACCTCTAAGTATAGTGTCCATCATACCGTTAGCTATCCTCATAGTTCTTTTATCTAACTCATCGTCTTCTTCGTCGTCAAAGCTTAAAGCAAATATAGCTGATTGCATTGCAGAGAATATAACGTTTTGTATAGCTCCATAGTATAGTATTCTTGATATGTTGCTTCTCCAGTCGCCACGATTATTTATTAAATCTCTAGCAGCTTTCTTGATTAAACGATTATATTGCATCGGAGTGTTAGCGAAAGCTAATATAAGACGTCCTAATGGGCTCGCTTGTTGCTGTGATATACGATCAGGTCTACTAGACTGCTGAGTTTCTTGAGCTATTTCTTGAAAATCTAAAAACGCTTTTTCTTCTGCGGCTTTTTGATCCATGCCTTGTTTTACGTAAGTTTTGATTCTATTTCTATAGAACGTAGAACCGCCTGAAGCAATAGCAAAACTATCCGCTATTTGTGTAGGTAAAAAACCTTTTTTAAGTAAATATGCTAGCGCTGCTTTAGCTTTGTTCTGAGCACCAGCCACGGCGTTAGCAAGTTCAGCTTCATTTACATTTATTTGCAAACCAGCTCTTCTAGCTTTCAAGAAGTCAGAGTTAAACAGTGTTGTAAAATCTGACCAATATTGTTTTTGATTAGCAAGAGCTTTACCAGCTTTGAATATATTGTTATCTTGAAAGTTTATAAAGTTTACTGTAGATAAAGTCTGCAATACAGCTGATCTACCATTAAAGAACATTATAGCGCCCACAGAGCCATTTACCCAGTTAGTCCAACTTTGCCCGTAATTTCTATCTTTAGATCTATTAGTACCGTTTTCCATACGATACAAAGAGTCTTCTAAAGCGTTTCTAAATCTAGAGCCATACACAGCCTCTATTTTATTCATGTTTTCCGGTGAGAATATAATATTCTTGTTCTCAATAAACTCTGCTAAATATTGCTTTCTACCAATTTTATTTACAATGTTTTCTAAGTCAGACGCTATTGTTTCAACACTCCAGTTTTCGCCTGGCTCTATATAACCTTCTTCTCTTTTAGAAATAATACTTAACGTGTCAGCAAAAGTTTTTAAATCTTGATCTGTTCTTACGACGTTTCTTAAATATTCAAGATCTCGTTTTGATATACCAGGAACTTCAAATCCAGCTTTGTCAAACAAATAAACTCTCACTGCGTTATCAAAAGTAAAGCCTGTATTTTCGTCTATTATTTTACCTAATTTTTTCTTTACGTTAGGCAATTCTTTTCTGAGCATTTTATAATCGTCTAGTATACTCATACGAGCCATACTCATTTCTCGATCAGCTCTACCAAATGGATCTAGCAGAGCTTTTTTCATAAACTCCATGTCAGCATCACCTTGCTTGCCTTTACCGTAAAAGTCGTATAATAAACCTGCAAAGTCTTCGGCTGAAGGCGGGACAAAAAATCTATATCTACCTATGTTTTTACCACGCTTTTGACCAACAACTCTTGAAAACTTTTTTTCAGCCGCAACACCTTTAGTTCGCTCTAACATTTTATTAAACTCAAGGTTTATGTCTTTGCTAAATTGTAATCTTGCTTGAACAGACTTACCTTTTACGTCTAGTTGGTCAAACACGTGTTTAACAGCTTCTACATTTGGCAAAGCGTCGTCAACAAAGTACATATCATTATAGCCTTCAGCATACTTATCTATAAACCATTGAGCTTTAGCATCACCTTCGCTTTTACCAAGTCCAGTTATGTTTTCTAAAGGTATATTAATACCTTGACTTTTTAACCACTTATGTATTGGCTCAGCGGCTTCTTGCATACGAGCAGTAAGAACGAATACATTTTTAGGTCCATATTTTTTTATTTGATTCTTCATTTTTTGAAGCAATGGACCTTCTTTGCCACCACGAACATTTACAAAATCAGAAAAATCAAAATCATATCCTTCTTCAGCGTATCTAGGACCATCAATAGGCCATTTGTCAGATGGTATTTTAACAACTTCGCCATCTTTAGTTGCTGTAACAAAGTTTTCACCGTCTATAATTAATGTTTCATCAAAGTCAAAAGTGGACATACCTCTTGACTCTTCGCTGTATTGTAAAACCGGTCTAACGTTAGATATATTGTCGCTAATCGCTTGTTTAGATTCTCTATCAAACGCAGCTTCTTTAGTGATTTCAATGCCTTTCATTCTAGCGTCTAGCTCAGCTTTAGCCTCTGCTTTGGTTATATTGTTCACAAACACTTTGAAAAGAAGATCTTGTTGAATAGATATAACGTCTTGATTCATTTCAAATTTAGAGTCAACGCCTAAACCAAACTCTTGCGCTAAGTTATTTCCATTAGCTAGTGTCAAGACGTTAGGGTTCATTCCTTTATACTTTACACCATCTATGTAGTGCACCTGTGAATTAACATCAGGATTTATGTATCTTACCCAAGAAGGCATTATACCAGATAGTATTTCAAATTTATATTCTAACGGTAAATTTTTAGTGTAATCAAAACCTTCTCCTTTTAACAATTTATCATATACCTCTGGTAAAGATATTTGAGTAAAAGATTTCATAGCCTTTTTAAGAACTGAAGGTGTTAATTTGTTTATCTTAGCCATCTCCCAAAGATACTGAGCAAAATCAGTGGCTGGAGACATATGCTCTTCTACATTTGTTAAACCTAAAGTATTACCACCTATAAGTCTAGAGGCCACTCTCATCCAGTTGGCTTGAGTTGTAGATGTAACTTCTAGTAAGGCGGCCCAATGCTTTCTGTTATTAGGATTATCTTGAATGTCTTTCTGTATAGCCATCCAAATATCAATAAAGCCTTGATCAGAATTATTAAACAGCTCTTTGTTTTTATTTGCTTGATCTAAAACCTGCTTGTTTGTCTTTTTACCGTACGCAGTCGTCCTTGTTATAGCAGCATTTACATTGTTATTCTCTGGCGCAAACTTACCGCCGTTTTTTTCGTATTCTTTAATAAAATCTTTTAACTGATCTACGTTGGCAAACAGCATTTTACGAGCGGCTATTCTTTCACCGTCTTTCAACTCGTATTCTTTTGTTTTCTCGCCGTCTACTATTATATTTTTATATCTTGCTCCAGATCCTACTAACTGCCCGTTGTTAAGCCAAAACGACTTGGGTAGAATAGCAAATCCGCCTTTCATCAACCAGTCCTTTTGTTTTTCTTTGCCTTCTATTTTGTTTAGATCAACATCTCCAGACTCTTTTGATTTCTTACCTTCTTTAGAAAACATGATAGTAGACATACCATCACGTATTTTTAATATCTCTGGATTTTGCTTTCTTATTTCTTGGTTAGTGATCGTTTTACCAAACAAGTCTGCTAAAGCTATAATTCTAGCCGATGTATTTCTATCGCGAGTTGGCTTACCATCTATAATATCTACAAGCTCTAGTAACTCTGACTCTTTTATATTTGGCTTCTTTACCTGCGTACGTAATCCAGCTTTTGTTTTAGCCCTAGCCTCACGTTTAGTGTATAAGGCCTCTAATACAGTTTTAGGTACGCCTGTAGCTTTACCCTCAGCATCAAAACCCTGAGGCAGAGCATCGATAACAAGTCTAGCGTTTTTATTAAACCAACGCTGAGCGCTAGCAACTTCGCCTGCCGTTAAGTTGGCTTTAAACTTTTTATTTTTTATTTTTTCACCTGTTTCCTCGTCAATAACAGTTCTTTGGAGTTTCATTGGGTTTATGCCTAATAACTCTCCTACGGTTCTTGGGGTAGCGCTAGGTACACTATTAAAGTTGGTTAGCGCATCAATATCTATATTAGCTTCCGCTACCTCAGATTTAACCTTATCAGCTACATTTAGTTGATCTGCTAATACTTTTAACTTTGTTTTTCTATCAGCTTTAGAAACATCAGTATCTTCTTCCTCTATAGCTGTCTCTCTTTCAACCTTCGTAGCTATAGCTTCATCAGTCGTGGTTTGAAATATTTGACCGAACCTAGGATCGTCTTTATAAAACTCTTGAAGTCTAGCATCTAATAGTTTACCTCCAGGTGTAGAAGAGTTTAAGTAGCCCATTATGCTATCGTTTCTGTCTGGATTATAGTTGTTTAACAAACCTACTAAACCTCTATTATCATCTAGCACAAAGTTTCTAACTATATCAGCTCTTTCTTCGGCTGTTATACCTTCTATTCTAGGTAAACGTCTATCTACTTCGTTGGATAATGTGTCTGCAATAATAAACGCTGTTCCTTGCTTAGTATCTGGATTTACTAAATCAGCTTTCATTGTTTCAACCTCTTGGTAAACTTTTGAAAACTGAGTTTGACCAGTTTTTTCGACTTTGCCTTTTCTAATCTCTTGTATTATCTTATTCTTTTTTATATCGCTAAGATCAGCAAGTGTAAGTTGATCGTTTTTAACTTTGTTAGCTATACCAACTAAAAACTTAATAGCATCTGTCTCGCCTGCTAAGTTAATGTCAACATCAGAAGATTCTTCAACGCCTTTGCCAACGAGATAACCTAACATACCGCTAAAAGTAGAGTTCTTTTTAGCGTTTAGGTTTATATTGCCAGCTGCAACTTCTTCAAAAAATACAGCTACAACCTCTTGCTCTAGTAATGATCCATCACTTCGTCTTTCTGCAAAAGCATTAATTCTTTTATAAACATCTTGATTATTTGCTTTTGTCCATTCTAGTATAGCGTCAGACAAAGGCGTAAAAGATTTAGGATTAAATCCTATAGCATCAGAAAACAGAACATGCTGAAGCTCATGAGTTTTAGTTTCAAGCCTGTCGGCTTTTGCCATATTCTCTATGTTTACTACAGAAACAAAGTTACCGTCAGCATCCATCTGCATAAAACCATGCGCGCCATTATCAACCTCTGACTTGTTAGTCTCGGCTTCAGCTTTTACACTTTCTATAGCATTGTTTTTTTGAGCGTCTGTTAAATCGCTGTTTTGAATAACTTTTATCTTATCTTCTGCAATTTTATCTAAATACTCTTTTGTTTGCTCTGTAGTTTCGTGAGACACTAAAGTATTTCTTAAAGCTGTAGTTTTTCTTTTAGTTTTTTTAGCAATATCTTTTTTGATTTGCTCTGTGTTGTACACTATCCTAGCTTTTTCTTCAATTTGCTCGCTGCTAGGATCAGTAATGCCGTCTTGTTCAAGTAAAGCTAGCTCAGCTTCTTCTCTAATTTTTTCAACTTCAGCTTTGTTTTCTTTTCTACCTTTAAATATGCTAAAATTGTTATTCCAAGTTTTACTTTTCTTAAACTCTGTTACACCGTCTTGAATAGCATCAAACTCTTGTTTTAATTCTAAAAGCTTTTTGTCTTTGTCTTTATCAGATAATAAATCATTGTCTAAAACTTCTTGCGCGTCTAATCTTATATCTTCTTGTCTAGTTATAGCGCTAACAAACTCTCTAGCAGCGGCTGGAGATAAAGTTTTAGCTTTAGCGTCGATGGCTGAAACCTCTAAATCTATAAGCGATTGAAGCTCTTCTATTCTACCGTTATTGTCTTCAATTAACTTTTGTTTTTGAAACTGCACGTTTTGCGATATAGATTTTCCTCTTGACAAAAGATCGTTTTTTCTTTGTAAATCTCTTTGTTCTAATCTAAGTGTTCTTATTTGTTCTTTTTGCTTAGCGTCAGAAAACTGTGAAAGATACATACCTTTAAAAACAGGTACAGATCCTAAAGCGGTACCAAACATTAAGCCTGAAAACATAGCGTGATCAACATCTGCTAGTGGGTCTCTACCGCTTAATATATTTTGAGTAAACTGAGTTAAACCCTCACCGACAGGTTCACCAACAACACCAACAAGATTATTCTGTGTGACCAAGTTTTTCTTTACATACTCTTTCACACCGTTACCAAACAAACTGTTTTTACTAGCATTAGTTAGCAATGCGCTCTTAGCATTTTTTATTAGCATATAAGTTGGAGCGGCACCAAATATTGTTTCAGCTCCCGCGTAACCTAACGATGTCCACCACTTTTTAGCCTTAGAAGTTGGAACAGCGCCTGGCTCTTGATCTTCACGGATCATGTCGCTATACTGGCTACCAAAAGAAGAAGTACCTATTAATCCCCAGCCAGCAGGCGTTGCTAGCGCGGCAAATATAGATAGTTGATTAGCTAGCTCTTGAGTAGCAAAAGAACCAAAATTTTCTAAAGAATTAAAAGCATCATCAAACTCCACGTCTCTTTTGTATGATTCTCTTATGTTTCTTACTTTATCTTTAAACTTTAACTGAGCTTCATCATCTACGCTAGAGTCTCCAAAAAACTTAGCTGTACCATAACCTGCGTCTACAGCTAATTCTAAAAAACCTAAGCTAGCGTCAACAAAAAACTCTTCTACACCATTGTAGTTTCTTTTTAACAAGTCTAACTGATCAGGCGTTCTGTCTACAAAACCTTTTTCAACGTCAGCAACTAGTTCATTACTTAAGTCTACATAATTTTTATAAAGATCGTTATACTCTTTATAGTCTTTTTGATATTTAGCGAAAACAGTTTCTGGTATTTGCTTGCCACTCTCTAAAGTTATTAATCCTTCACCTGGCCGCATCGTTGTTTTAGAGTAATCGTAATCTTCGTCTTCAAATCGCTCTATTGTAGTGGATAGCCTATTAGCAAGCTTTCCATTATCAAGCTGTTCTTTCAAAAGCTCTCTATATGTTAGTTTTGATGCGTATTGTTTTTTGTATTGTTCCGCACCCACTTCAAGACTTTTTTTAACCATCTTTTTAGCCTCTGGACTAATATAATCAAGATCGTCTAACTCTTCGAGTACTTTTTCTTGGTTTAAATTCCAAGCCTTTTTATTTGCGTTTGTAACAAGTATTTCTTTAGCCTTGTTTTTTACGTCATCTTCAGTTATAGCAGAGGGATTTTCGCTAGTCTGTTGTAGTATTTTTCGAGCTTCAGCCAACTCTTTTTCGTAAGGCTGTGTTTTTTTAACATAGCTTCTTGGAGCAGCTCCAAACTTAAGGTCTAATCCACCTCCTTGAAATACTTTAACCTCTTCTTCTTTAACATCAAACAAATCTTCTTTATCAAAGGTTTCGTTAATTTGATTTAGCTGATCTTCTGTGGGGGCGGTTGTCTCAAGGTGCTTTTTGTAACTTTTGACATTTTTAGTTTCTTGCTGTAGTTCTAGTTTATCTGTTTCTGAAGTAGAGTTTTCATCTAAAAAAGTAGTTAAGTCTTTGTAAGCTTTTTCGTAAGCTTTGTTTTTATTTTGATAGGAAATTAACAAACCTTTCTCAGCCGTGTTTAAAGCATCGACGCCTTGTTCTTTATATTTTGTTACAGCTCCTAAAGTTCTAGGATCATCTGTTGGGGCAGTTTCAAAAATTCCTCCGCCGATGTTGAATTCTATTTTAATAGACTTGTCTCCTTTACTGACTTTTATAGCGTTAAAAGATTTACGGTCACCAAAAATGTTTGTTTCTTCAAACTTAAAGCCAGGATACCTTGCCTTTAAATCTCCAATAGCGTCTTCTTCAGTTCTATCAAAAAAACTATAGTCTAACTTAGTCTCTTCGCCAAAAAAGTCAGTAGGTACTTCTGGGCGCATCCAATCATATTTATTTTGTTTTGGTGACTCCGAAAAAGTATCCTCCGATTTGGATGCCATATCTACTGGCTCCGCAGTTGCATCCTCTGTCTGAGAGCCGTTTGTCTTTTCCACGTTTCTCGTGTACTCTTCAATAACTAATTTTATTTTATCTTCGCTTTCGCCAGCTTGTATCATTCGCTGAACAATTAACTCTAGTTCTTGCATTAGTTTTATTTATATAAGTTTATTAAATTTTTTGCTTGCTCTTCTACGCTCATACCTTTACTTTCTGGGTCAAGAAAAGTAGGTACGGTGACTTCTTCTTCATTGGGCGTCAATCCAACAAATGCTCGCAGCTGGCTCATTGTCAGAGGCGGAAATCCAGTTTCTTTAGCCTCACCGCCTTTTCTTATTTCGTACTTACCTATTTTTTCATTGTAAACAACGTAGTTGTATTTATCTTCATCTTTACCGGTTAGTGAAGAAAGTTTTACTTGACCTGCAGCTTCTAAAGAATTAAAGCCTGGCGCCGCGTCAAACGAAGGATCTTGGTCATCACTAATAAGTGGTACATAGCTATCATTCATTACCATATCAACAAAAAACTCAAACATATTATCTTTAGTAGCTCCAGGTATGTTCTTGTAAACAGTTTTTCCTCTTACATCTCCATAAAAACCCATGTTGTATATTTCATCAACAAAGTTTGAATCTTGAAAAAGAAATCCAAGCTCAGTCTCTACCACATCTCTTACAGTTTTTTTGTCTCTACCTGCGGCGCTTAGCTTTCCAACATCACTCTTTAAATCTGCGAAAGCTTTAGCTGCTTCAACGTTTCTTACTGGTGTTTTATCATACTTATTCCACGCTATTTTTTCACCAAAACCATCGTTTATAAATGCTCCGTCATCAGTAAATTCTATGTTGTTGAAAGTGCTACCGTCTATTATAGCAGTTCTTCTTGAATCAGCGTTTTCATCGCCAACAAAACCAACTGTTCCTAGCGTTTCATTATTAACCTCGTACTGTCTTATTTGCTTAGCTAAAACTAGATCTTCGTAGTTTTTATTCATCGCAGCTTTTACATTTTCCATACCCTCTACAGCATCGATGTATTCTTGGCTGCTTGTGTTGCCAGAGTATCTACTAGCTTGGTCTGCAAAGTCTATGTACTCTTGTTTTTTATCTTTTAAAAAAGTAGTTAATTTGGCTTTAGCTTCCGCTGGTATTAAATCAAACTCGTAGTTATCAGGGATGTTACTTACAAAGTTTTTGCGAGCCTCTTTATTTCTTTCAGTTATCTCACCAACTTGTTTTTGTATAGGATCAGTAAAGCCTGATATATCGCTTTTAGCCATTCTAGCTCCAGCTTTTGCTCTTTCTAATCCTAATGCTGCTTGTACTATATCTGCCATTGCTACTATTTTTTAAATAAACCAGCGTCAGTCGCTGAGATTCCAGCCGAAGCTATTTGACCTAATCCACCAATCATTTGTTGACGAGCGCTAGCTGCTTCTCCAAAAGCAACGCCTGCTTTACCAGCTTCGATAGCGTATAAGTCTGTTAATCTTTGTCTTTCTTGTTGACGAACCATTTCTTCACCTTGCATTTCAAGGCCTTGTATTCTAGACTGCTCTTCTAATTGCTGTCGCTGTATATCTTGCTCTTGCCTAGAAATATCAGCTGAAGTTCTTTGAGCTTGAATAGCACCTTGTCTAGCCATTGATTGAGCTAGAGCAGCCACACCAGCGCCACCTGCCGCACCTCTTAAACCTTGAAGTATATCAGCTTGCTGTTGTGCTAGCTGTTGCTTTTCAAACTCTGCAGCTTGAGTATCAACACGCATGTCTTCGTAAACGTTTTCCATACCAGCGTAAGGATTGACATACTCTTCTGCTTTATAAGCCTCTAAGTAAGGAGCTGCTGCTTTCTCAGCCTCTAAAGCTCTACGTCTAGCTCGCTTTTCTTGCTTACGTCCACTTATAGCGCCAAGTAGCCCTACGCCAGCAGATATTGCGGCTGGAGCCCACACAGGAAGCTTCATCGGAGATGAACCTACATATTTTTTTGGAGTCTTCTTCATATTGTATTGTTATTTTATAATTACACTCTAAGGTGCTTATTTACTGCTTTCGATTGCGTCAACGCCTATGCTAAATAATTCAGCAGCATCAGTAGAGTTGTTTGTGAATTTTACTTCAGCGTAATACCCAATCAAAGAACTTAAGTTAGCTATATTGTCTTTGCTAAAGAATATAAAATCACTTGTCGTAGGTACAGTCACGTCGCTTGGCGTGTCTACAATAACAGTAGTGCTTGTGCTTGATGATACAGACCCAAGCTTAACTACATCTCCAGACGATACGTTAAAACCTCCTGAAGACGCTAAACTAACATAGTACACTGAGTCGCCAACAGACAGCGATGAATTTATATTTTGACCGAACGTTAAAGTAATATCTGCCATTAGCTTGAAACTTGATTAATTATTATTGTATCGTTTGGAGTAGAGCTAGAGTTGTTCGAGTGGAATACACCTAAATTTATGCTTCTAGAACTACCAGTTGTATTGGCGCTTACGTTAAACTTAAGTATACCGTTACCATCAACATTGTTAGCTGAGTTAGTCCAGTTAACATTTGCGAAAGGAATCCAAGATATACCTGGAGAAGTTGTAATATCTACATCATACGTACCGTTGTTATTGTCGTCTACTAAGAATCTGGTGTTAGGGAAGCTCGGTGAACCAGGCGTGTAATCATTGTGATTAACATTTAGCTCATAGTTTGTCTCGCCAGCACTACTTAACTCTATTTGACTTTGCACACCTTGAGCTGGCTCAAAGTTAGCGTACGGTAAGGCGTTTTGACTAATAGTGAGTGTATCGTTAGCCGTTGCGCCCGGCGTTCTGTTTGAAGGGTGATACATTTTCAATGTAAATACTTTGCTAGTTGTCTCTTCGTTTGGTATAACAGAATAGTAAATGCTGTAGTCGTTAGTACCTATTTTAGTGACATCACCTAGCGTAATATAGTTAGATAAATCACCGTTTGGATCAAAAAGCTCAACGTAAGGATCGTAAGCACCTACATTAGCGGTGGTAATATCTATAGTTCCAGAACCGCCAGCTTGATCTACGTTTATAAAATTATCAGCATCGTCAAACAAAGCTGTTTCTGTAGCAGCGTCATAAGCTTCTTGGGTTATAACAAGGGTATCTGTAGTCGATGTATCAGAGTGTATTAGAGTTATCGTAGCTGTTCTGCTCGATCCAGTTGTGTTTATGTCTAAAGCAACTCTACCAATATAAACTGTAGGGTCATCAGTTTCATACACAATAAATGTGTTAGCCCAAGATTGATTGCTGTTAAAAGAAGTGTCTGCAACAGGCGCTGATCCGTTAGTGTATAGATATAAGCTTTTTTTAATTAAGAAAGTACTACCAACCAAGGACAATGGGTCAAGGTCAACGTTAGCCGTCACGGTAAGTGCGTCTGCGTCGTCTAGGGTTTTTATGTCTACGTAGTTTTGAGAAGACTCTGTTTGTATTATGGTTATAGTATCATTTGGTGTGGCTGTGTTATTAAACGAATTGAACAAGCCTATCGTAAATGTTCTTGGACTACCAGTAGATCCAGAGTTGGTTGTAAGCGCGACCTCAACAGTTGAACTTGTCACAGCGCTTATAGCCGCGTTAGTGTTATCCGTAGATGTTGCTGAAAAACTTAAGTACCCAACATTAGTTGTAAACGGTAGAATAACACTATTAGTATCATGAGCGACAACTATTTGATTACTATTGAAAACGGCGTAACTTGAAATTGGAACACCTCCACCAAAACCAATGTTTATTTCATCTGTAAATAATATATCTTCAGTAGGAGTATATTGTATTATTACTGTTTTACTTACAATTAGGTCGTTTAAGTTTCTTTCAACAGTTTCACTTATTACCTCAAAGCAGTTAGCTTCTTCAGCATTGCTAGAGAATTGAACGCCAGGACCATTATTAAAGTAATGCAAACCAGGTTTAGCGGTTAGTGTAACTTTGTATAAGTTTAACGGCGCTAACTTAGTAGCAGCGCCAGTTATTTTGTAGCTTTCTACTCCATCTGAATTTGCGTTAAATAAAACTATTGAAGCCCCGCTATTAACCTCTGTAGAAGCAGAATCATCTATAGATGGAACGACTGAGCTTATAGTAACGTCTTCTTTCGCAATGTCTCTATATACAGACAACTTAGTTTCGTAAGCAAAAGTATTTTCAATATAAGTACCACTATCCGAAATGTTAATGTTTAAGTCTGAAGACAGTGTTATAGTTTTCCAGTCTATAGTAACAGTTATAGTGTTGCTAGGTGTGTTAGCTACTCCAGCATCGCTATAAGTGATAGAATTTACGTTAGAGTCGGCTCCTATTGCCGTAAAGTTGCTAGCAGCTATTGAATATCCTGGTAAGGGTGTTATTGTAAAAGTGCTAGTGTCACCGTTAGCTTTTCCCGCTATGTTATACTCAGTATAACCATCAGACTCCCAGCCAGTGCCTGAAGCGGTCATTGTTACAGAAATCTTGTGCCCAAATCCAGCAGTTGTTCCAGATACTGACGTAGGAACGCCTAGACCTTGAACAGAAAAGTCTTTGAAGTCTAAGTTGTTCGACGCTGTAGACCCTTCTTGAGAGTTCGTGTATTGAGTTTGCTTTCCTAGTATATTGTTAAACCACTTCCCTTCTTTTTCTATAAACTCTGACACTGTACCTTCTTGCTGGTCCGTAACTATAGATTCAACATACCATCCGTTTTTAGCGGTCAAGTTATGGTAGCTACTGTCTTGAGTATTTTGATCTACCTTTGACTGCGTCCCCTCGTAGTTTATAGTGGAAAAGCTTTTCACTGAACTAGCAACATCGTTTATTATCGGTGTAACTGAAGAGTTGTACTGATTTCCATAAAAGTTATTTCTACTAACAGTATCGTCGTGATGTCTATATACTTTACCTTTGTTGATAGTGTAATAGTTGTTGTTCAAACTAAATCCTTGCTCTTGTATAAACGACTTAAAACTATCCCAGCCTTTTACATCTTCGCTAAACGTAACTGTATATACGTTCTTCTTGTAGTCTGGATTTGTAACCTGGTGCACGGTTAAGTTGTAATCACCTTTATCTTCGTCAAAACTACCAATAACAGCTTGAGCTTGTTTTAAATTATCGCCAAACCAGTCAGACATACCATACTCTGAGATTACGGTAAGACCGTCTATAGACAGTCTCAACACAGCTCTTTTTACTAAGTCTACAAAGTAAATTCTATACTGATCAAACGCTAACGATTCAGGATTATTGCTAATACCGTAGTCTCCAGCGAAAGGTATAGCTTGACCTAAGACTTTGTCTGTTGACAATGTTTGAAGATTTCCATCAGCATTAAACAAGGCGTCTTTATCCGCTAATACTTTTAATACTTTCTTTTCACAAAACGCTAGTAGGTCTGTGTCTCTTGTAAATAATCTCTGAATACTACCGTTTTCATCGGGTAATGTTTTGACTATATTCTCACCTATCAAAAACTCATTAAATCTATTAACTCCAGATTTTTCATTATATATCTGAGAGAATATAATATCGCTTTGCTTTGTTTCTTCTTTATAGCTGTCGAATACGACGTTTACATTAAATCCGCTTTGCTTACCGTTGGCTGTGTACGGAAATATTGGATTAGCGTTAAAGTCGTCATTTATTACATCTGACTCTACACCATTACCAAAAGAAATACAGTTAAACCAAGGTAAAGTTATAGGTAAATCAGCTTCGATATTGCCGTAGCTATGTGTTAAAGGCCTGCAGTAAACCTGATTGTTAGAAACGCTTTTAGCTAAGCTTAAAGAAACTACACTTCCATCTTTATTTTCAAAGCCAATTAATATGCTTCCTCCAGGCGGAAGGTTTAAGTTAATATCTTTATCTAGCGATATAACAGCTGAGCTAAAATAGCTGCCGCTATTAACGCCGTAATAGCTAAAAGATCTAGCTCCAATTAGGCCAGTTACCCTTATGTCTTGATCGTCTATAGTAGACTTAAGCGTATCTATGCTGTCTTGCCTATACGTTTGAGCACCATCTCCTATACTCCACCCTGGATCAAAAACATTCAACAGTTTTACTTTAGCATCTATATCTACAAATTCTGATAGATTATTTTTATCTAGCTTAATAGGGTAAGCATTGCCAACCTCGTAGTATATATCTAAATCTATAGTTTTTTGAGGTTGAACTTCAAACACAGCGCCATAAGGGCTAGGGTCCAATGGAAATGATGTCCCTAAAAAAGCATCGCTATAAATGTCTTTTGCTATTTTGACAAAAAACTTACCAGCGACGGCTGAAGCATCCGCAATTAAAGGCGTCTCTCCGTCTGCTGTAATAGGGTTTGTTCTACTAATATCTAGTACTTTCCACTTTTGACTTGGGGTGTTAGAAGTTGCGTTTGATCCATGAGCTTTTTTAGCTGCAATAAAATCTCCCTCTTGAACTTTGTTAATATCGTCTGAATTAAAAGATAACCACAAGTGTGAAGCTAAAGCGCTAGCGTCGTTGTTCTCGTAGGCAGCAGACATTACTAGATTGTAAAAAGGATTAGCATTTTCTTTAATGAAAAACTTGTAGTAGTCAGCCCAATAAGGCGCTTTGTTTAGTATTTTAGCCTTTATTGCGTTGGCATTTTCAGAATAAGACTTTTTAATATCTAAAGCAGCGTTATCGCTTATCAACACCGTCGATTGTCTATTGTAAGAGTCTCTATAGACAACACCTAGTTGATATTTTCTTTCTGTTTTTATTGATTCAACCCCAGACGTAACATTAAAAGTACCGTTGCTTTCAGGTGAAGCCGTACATTTGAATACACCGTTTGTTATCTCAGAAGTATGGGTTGTGTTAATCCAAGAGAAAGTATCTAACGGTAAAGTTCCACTGTTGTACTGGTAAATAAACTCTACTGTTCCGTCAGGTATTGTTCCCTGCGGCAAATTAGTATTGTCTGTAGGGTCTTGAGCTACAACTCTTATGTATACCTTCTTGCCGGCGGTTAAGTTTACTGTAGAGTCTAGTGTTAGTGTTGGCCTGTAATTGCTAGTAATCCAACCCGGTTGGTTAGAAGTAAAAGTGTTACCCCACCAGGTGCTACCGTTGAAAGCTGCTCTTGGATTCGTAGATCCACTAATGGTTTGATTTGTAAACTGCAAAAAACTAGCGTGCGCTCCAGGGTCTCCATTGTTATACTGAGCTCCTGTGGCTAAAACCTCCTGTGTGTCGTAGTCTCTCAACTCTAAATAAGCCCAAGGAAAAAGCCACATGTAATTGTTGTTATTAAGAGCATCTAGAGCTAAAATTCCATTTTGAGCTTTCCATTTACAGCTAGCTTCGAATGTATAATCTCCAGCTGTCGGCGCTTCAAAATAATAGTTTGTAGGGTTGTAATTATCTCCGGTATCTCCATCGATAGCTTCTTCATCGCACGGTAACGCTACATTATAACTGTTGGTGAGTGTAGTTAGCTGAGACGCTTCAAAGTTGTTTGTAGAGTTTATGTTTAACTCAGAGTTAATATTCTTAGAGCTTAACTGCATCAATAGTCTAGCTTTGACAGGAAGACCAGCATCGTCAACTAGGTTATAGTTCTCCGTGTAATTACCAAACATAAGTCTTGACGCTGTAATTTCTTGAGCAGCAGCTTTTGTTGGAACATTGTCTTGCAGCCTGTCAACCTGATTTGTTGGTATTGTGCTACCGAATAGCTGCGAGTTGATCACGGTTTTACCTTTGTGTTTGCTTTTAGTAATTCTCGAATTCCACTCCTCGTCGGATATACTAATTTTTTTAATAAGGTATACGTTAGGTGATTGAGTTTCTCTATACAGTAGCTCAACTTCAACTACGTCTTTTGGAATACTGTATGGAATGTAATCGTATACTTCTACTCTTTTTAAGTTGTTAGACATACCCGTATTAAAGCCGGATATTGGATCGTAGTCATATTTGCCAGGGATAAACAAAGGCTTAGAGTATGGCGATATTACAGAGTATTCGTTGTCGTTGTATTTGTATCTATATGCAAACGATATAAATTTATCTTCGTATATATTTTCTTTTTCAAAAAGCTTACCAATCCATATTTCAGGCGCGGTGCTCGCTGTGTATGAGCTAGGTATATTTCTTATTTCAAAAACAAAAGTGTAGTCGTTAATTTTTTCGTCTAAAACTAAATCAACTTCTATAGATGAAGTCGCGCCCTTCATACGTATAATATCTCCAACAAACCAATCGGGGTTAGAGTTGCCTGTTGTTAATTGAATAGTGTCAGGACTTACATCTGAAGCGTTGTATAACACTCCGTTTGGAGATAAGTCAAACTCAGTGCCAGCAGTATCATACAGATAGGATGTTGTTATACCGCTTCTTTCTGAAGTAAAACCTTCTACTCTAGGTGCTCTAGTAGGCGATGGTTTTATAAGTGTAACATGAGATTTTTTTATATGCCCTTTGTTAACGCTAACACCTTCCTTGTCTATTATAAGTCTCGTATGGTGTTTTAAAGCTGTGCTTTTCGAGTAACCACTACCTTTTCTACATTGAGCTATGTTAATTTTTTTAGGCTCATCAATATTGTTTGTAAAATACAGTAGGCCATCTATTATGTTTACCCCAGTTATAATGTTACTTTCAGGAGTATATACGGCCAAAGCATTTACGTCAACGCCCGACGCGTTTTTGTTATTTTGTTCTAGTTCTAACGTTCCACCTTTAAAGTTTAATATTTTTTCATCCGTAAACCTAATTACAACCCCGTTGTCAATCATAGACTGAGTGTATATATTAGCTACGTTTAATACCGATGTTATGTTAACAGTCCCTGTGCTAGCACCAATTAGACTAGGCCAAGGAGCGCTAACTACTCTCACGTCGTTCGACTCTCCCCATAGATCGTTACCATCAAGATCTATTGCTTGAACCTTCATGCCAGGCCTTATGTATAAAGGTATGTTTACATCAAGGCCATCGATAACGTTAGCTGTAAAAGGGTTAGGAGTTACTCTTGCTTCATACACATCGCAAAATATAACCTCACTCTTAACTTCGTTTGAAGACTTATCATCTTCTATTCTAATGATGGCGTCTGACTTAGTGCCTAAATATCTTGGTGTGCTAGAGTAATTTGCAAAGCTTGTGTTAGCGGTTACGTCTGAAGCTAGTCTAACAAAGTTATAAGCGTGAGAATTTATTTCATCTACGTAGTGGCCAACTGACTCAGCAGAGTTAGAAAGCGTGTAGCTTGTATTTTCAATATATTTATTACCTTTTACGTTTTGAACAGAACCAACGTCTGAGTCTTCAGATGTAGAAATCTCTATGTTTAAAGCATCTCTATACTCACCGTCTGGAACTAACCTTTCATCAAGGTCTTTGTTCATTTTACCTTTTAGAAAATTTCTTTTTAACTCCGGCATGTATATTAGTGTTTAATTTGTTTGGATTTACCTCGTAGTATTTGCGTGATTTCCTCTAGCTTAATATTAGAAAGCCTTAGTTTAGCTTGGCGCTTAGCAGCTCTAGCATCTTTCTTAAACCTTTGAACAATATATTCTTGCACGTTAGCTCTAGTAGAAAGTATAGCGTAAGCTATTTGTTTATACATAGCTTCTTCTGCGAACTTATGAACCTGCATCTCGGCATCAGTGCCAAGACTATCACTTATGTATTTAAGTATTACAGTTGCGCCAGCGATGTTAGAGCTAAAGTGTATATTTCCTTTTAACTCATCGATGTAAAAAGAACCGTTAGTTTGAGCAAACGCAGGGTCTAACCCATATCGCTTACCTTCGTTCAGGTTATATATATTATCATCGTAATCGTAGTCAAAGTTACTATTCTCAGCTGGATTTTCAGTCTTGTAGTTGTCAGAAGTTTTAGACGTGTCATTATATTCTAGCGCGTCACCACTAAACTGATATTCTCCCGCGGCGTTTTGCTTAATAGAGCTAGGATTACTAGTTTTAGACATTGGATATATTACATGTTCAATACCAGCGTTGTCTGACCAAGTAAGCTTTACATAGTTAACGTAGTCTCTAGGCAATGGCATTACTAACGTAGCTGGCATAACTATTTCCTGAGATTTTATTGATTTTAAAGTATCAAAAGATAACTCTGCTAAAGCTCTTTGAGCGTGGAACGCTACATCAGTTCTCTTTACTTTAGATATAAGGTTATCTTCGCCAACGTAAGCAATAATAAATTGACTAATAATTTCATCTAAAGATATAAACTGATAGTTGCCTAAATCGCTACCTTCGTAATAATCTTGCTCTGTTCCGCTAAGTAGTCCCATTTATTATGATTTTTCTTGTTGTACTTTTTTATCTTCTTCTGCGTTAGCTATATTAATTAAACCAGGCTTCTCCATCATTATACCAGCTAATTCTAGTATCTCGTTAACTAACGATGTTTCTTCTGAAGGATGCAACTCAAAGTCTGTTGATGTTGAGCTGTTATACAAAGCCTGACCTACAATAACATTATAACCCCAAACAGCGTTCGCTGGCTTCTTAATATAGTCTATAGCAACACCGCTAGTTATAGCTGTAGAAGTAGATCTAGTCAACGCTGAATAACACACTACTCCAGTTGAGTTTTGAATGTATACGGGTTTAGTACCTGATATTATAGGTAACTTAGAAAGCCTATACTGAGAAAATTCTTTTTTTGTAATTCTTTGTAATGGGTAAACATCGCTGCTAGCGTCCGTATAATATAGATCCATTATTTTATAAAGATCAGTAGGTAGAGTAGCGCCGGAAGTTACTGTAGCGCTATGAACCTCAAATTCAGCTATTTTTTCGGCTAATAAACTCAGCATATCGCCTACACCGGTATCATTACCTGGAACTCTGCTAAACTGATTGACATCGTAAAAGTACTGCTCAAATATTTTCATCTGAGCTTGATTAGCAAATAAGTTGAACTCTTGAGGTGTAATATAACCTCTTTGCTCTTTATTGGCGATAGCCAACACCCTTTGATATACTGTATTTACGTCTACTGCCATTGTGTTTTATTTATTATGATAGCTAAGCCACCACTCGGGCGACCTAGCTATCATAAATAATCACTTACTTTAATCGCTTTTCAATGCTACTAAAGACTTCCATACCTTCGTCAGTCTTAAACCACATTGCAAGCGCAGAGTATGGGTGTTCATCAAAAGGAACAGTCATAAGCTTTCTATCATTAGAGGCCCACTTAAACGTTCTGTTATCTTGAGACAACTTTATTATCCCCATTTCATTTGCTCTAATACCAATGTTTCTAAGATGTACGTTATCGTCATCAGCTAGCTCTAAGAACATGCTTGGATTTCTCTTAGCAAATAATAGTAAATCTCTTTTAAGTTCTTTAGAACTCATCGTAGATACTTTAGATCCTAACTCTACACGCATTACAGCTTCTGCCATGTCTATGTCCATCTCCTTAGCTGCCATTAAAGCTTCTATCTCCAACTCTAGCACGTCAACCTCGTCAACAGCTTTTTTAACAGCATCAAACTCCTCGTACTTTTTGTTCAAACTTGGGTGATACAAAGACATTAGTTTCTGCAAGGTTTGCTTCTCTTTTTTAACAACTAAAACGCCGTCTTCAAATACAATATGCTCTAGCTTTGATTGAGAACCCTCTGGAAATTCATCAACAAATGGTGTTTTTTGATTTCTGGTATACTTTAACTCTCTTTCGTAGCCTTTTTCTTCGTCAAACCAGAATATGTTAGAACTTTTAATAGCATAGCTTAAAGGCGAAAGACCATGTTTAAGTATATATACTCTGTCTTTAATTTCCCAAGTGTCTTTCTTAGGTTTTGGTTTTTCAATAACAACTTGAGTAATCTCGTTGGTTGCTTTTACTTCAGGCTTCTCCACCTGTGCTTTTTTTGTTTGTTTTTTTGCCATAATAATATATAATAATAGTTAATAAAAAAAAAGATCGAGGACCGAAGCCCTCGACCTTAATAATAATTAGTCAGTTAACAACATGAAGTTGTTAGCTCCTTGAGTAATTAAACATCTTTCAGATAAGTAATTTACCTCCATAGCATCTAAGTCAGATGATACAGCGCCTACAGATCCTGTAACCCATGTTTTCATCTTACGAGACTCAGTTTGAGAAGCACGGAAACGAACGTGTAAGAACGGACGCTTCATATTTTTACCTAGCATTTGGTCGTATACTGAAGATACACCAGCTGGTACAAATACACCTCTAACGTCTTCGCCATTTAAAGCTCCACGAGTTTGCGCATCGTTTAGGTATTTCCAGTCAGACTTGTAGAAGTCATAAGAACCTCTTCTAAATCCAGAGAAACCTAAGTTTAATGCCATATCTTCAGAGTTGTTGAATACACCGTAAGATGTTCCACTACCACCGTAAGAATTCATAGAAGCTAACATATCGTCTATAGCTAGAGATACGTCTCTATTTACAAACATCATGTTTTCTTCAATAGCACCTTGAGCGTCAAACTTCTTAAGAATAAAGTCGAAAGAATCTAAGTCATCAGAAACGCTTGAACCATCAATACCCGCTGTGTAGTGACCTCTGTTCTTGATAGCTGCAAATAAACCTTCAGTACCTGCTGGTGCAGTTGAACTGTTAGAGTTTAATTCACCTTCAATCATCGCCATTTCACAGTAATCAGTGAAACGAGACATTGTGTCACCTGAAGCTTTCAAGTACCATAAGTAACCGTTCTGTCCGTCTTCACCAGACACTTCGATCCAACCAATTGCAGACGCGTCAGAACCTGATACTTCGTACTTATCTTTAATGATAATTGGTTTGTTCTCGAAAGACTTAAAGCCAGGCTCTAAACCTTCGTCTCTACCTTCAACACCTTTAGCGTACTCAGAACCGTATACAAACACTGTAGCTGTGTCAGCGTCAGCAAATAAGGAACTAGTTGCTAGCGTAGCTTGAGTATAAGGTAGTACGTTGAAAGTAGTTGTTGATGGAACAGCCGATACATAACCTTTGATAGTGTCACCATCGCCAGTACCAGTAAGTCCGTGAAGAACTACAGTGTCACCTACTCTTATAGAGTGAGCTGCACTAGTAGTACAAAGACCACTTGAAGCTGTAGTGATAGTAACACTTTCTTTAATGTGTAAACGACCTTGCTCAGACCAAAGTACTTGATCAGATGCCATCGCTTCTTCAGCTCCTACTTGAGATAAGAATCCTGAGATAGTTCTGTTTCCAAAAACCTCAGCTTCTTGCTCCATAAGATCTGGTAAATATTGTTGAGCCCAGCCCTCGTCTCTTAAATCAACATACGCTGATGAGACTGTCTGTTTGCCCGGTGCTGGTACGCTATTTAAACCGCTACCAGCTGTTGGATTAACTCCTGCCATAATTTCTAAATTTTAAAGTTAAATTATTTTCGTTTTATTTTAAATTTCAAAGAATTTGAAGAATCACCACTTAACACTTTAAATTTTGTTCCGCCAACCTTTACTTCACCATGACTTTGTCTTGGGTCCATATTTACGTTTTTACTTTTTGCGACACTATCCTTGATAGCATCTGATCGGCCTTGATCGTAAAAGTGTTTAGCAACAGCGTCTGCGTTCATTGCTGTAAATAAAGATTTGTGATAACCCTTAGCGTCTGACATTGTATTATCTTCGTTCAAAAACTTTTTGACAAAGTTATTAATGTCGCTTTGAGTAGTCTTAACCTCATCAGCATTGCCTACGTTAAATCTATATTTCTTATCTCCGACGTTGTATTCAAAACCTTTGAACTTGTCGTTAAAAACCTGATCGGTTTTTTGTAAGAACGTAGATTTAGCTTTTTCAGCTGTCTTGTTATTCTGCTCGCTTTCCTTGTTGTATCGATTAAAGAAATCCATAGCCTTCTGCGCTTCTGGCGGAAGGTTTGAACCAGCTTTAATCTCATCATAATATTTAGACTTTTGCCCGTCTAAGTAGGCCTTTGCGCTGGCAACTTGCTCTTTTAGCGCTAGCTTTTTTCTCTTAATATCTTTTTCGTCGTCTAACTCTTCGTCAAAGTTAAATTGGTCTTCTATTAAGAAATCTATTTCATCAACCGACAAATGCGGCTTTGTTCTTTTGTAATACTCAGTTAAAGCTGTTAGATTATCTAAATCAGAATAATCTTTGTTTAAATTAACGTAGTCTTCCAAGCTTCCGCCAGTTTCATTCATAAAGTCCATTAACTTTTGAATATTCTCTGGCAGTGGTTCTCCAGTAGCCTCTGCTTCTGCTATAGCCTCCTCAACTTCTTCAACTAGTTCTTCAGTAACCTCGTTCGGTTCTTCAGCTTTCTCTTCTGTTATTTCTTCTAAGGCTGGAGCTTCTTGTGCTTCTGCTTCCGCCTGTACTTCTTCTTGTTTCTCAACGGTGTCGGTACTTTCATCGCTTCCAACCACTCTTGCCTCGTCAACTCCGTCATCTTTAACTGGTTCTTCATTGGTATCATCTTCTGCCGCCGGAGGTTTACTAAAGTCGACCTTAGTTACACTTTCTTGTTCTCCTTGTGGTGTTAAGTTTTTCATGTCTATCTTGACAGTATCATCCTTGTTTTCATTTTGTTCCATAATATAAAATATAAAATTAGTAATTACCTAGGTTCAAATCCACCTAGATCAAATCCACCAAGTACATCATTACCTGCAGACTCAAACTTTTTAGGTGGAGCACCTGTTTTTCTTTGATCTATAAGTTCACTTTGCTGTGAAGCTTGTATTTTAGTTCTTTCGTCCTTTCGATCTTCTTTTTCTTTCTCTCTAGTCTTCATACCCTCAACATCAGCCTGCTTTAGCTGCATGTTCATTTGAAACTCCATCTGCATCAGTTGTTTTTTAAACTCAACGTCAGCTTGGGTTTCTTGTAGTCTAAGCTGAGATTTAGTTTGCTCAAGTTGAGCTTCCATCTGGGCTATAACTTGCTGCTTTTGAATATCTAGCTGAGCCGCAGCTTGTGCTGATTGAGTATTGGCCTGAGCTTGCATTTGAATATTTTGCTGCTGAAGCTGTTGATCTCTCTGCATCTTTTCTTTTCGCCTAATCTTTAATAATTGATTAGCTAGCTTGATGTTTTTAATATCTCTCAAGTCTATAGCGTCTTCAAGGTCGATGTTCTTCTGAGCTATAGCAACTTGTATGTTATTTTCTAACATTGCTTTCTCTTCTTCGTCTGGAGCAAGCTCTATAAATATGCCAAAGTCATATAGATGTAGCTCTGACATTTCTTCAAGCGTAGCAACGTTGTGAGCGCCTATAGCTTGAACGAAAGCATCTTTTGTTGGAGAGTATTCTATAATATCTGATATTCTAAGAGATAAAGCTTCGGCTACCTCGGCTGTTAAAAACAAGCCAGCCTGTAATATATGTCTTGTTGCGGTATTACTATTAGCAGCCGCTAGCTTCTGAACACCAACTAAAGCGTTTTTATCTGGCGTACTACCGTCTCTAGCCTCGTTAAGCCCGGTTGTGTCGCGAATCATCTGTAGGTAGTAGTTATATGTACCAATCAAACTCTGCATCTTAGCTCCACCTGATCCACTTGATATTTCTTGAATAGGTACTCGACCTGGATTCATATCGCCGTCAGCAGTCATTGATCTACCAATAACAGAACCTGTTTGGAAGAACATGTTTAAAGCTTCTTGTGGATTATAGTTAGTTCCATTACCTAAATCTATTTCGGCTAAACCATCTGCGTCTAAGTAAACTCCATCTGGCACAAGTCTTGACATTACCTGCTGTAGCTTTAAGTGCGTTAACTGAATCATATCAGCGAAACCTGTAATACGGCTAACTAGAGATTCTATTTTACCGTTATACATTCTAGGCGCGACAATACTATAGTTCATTTTAACTTTAGTGTAATCACTTTTAGGGCGCATCATATTCTTAGACATCTCCCACTTAAGTAGTTTCTCTGTACCTAATATTTTAGCACCTTCGTATAAAACTTCTACAGACTTGCTAACCTTGCTGAAGTTAGCCTCCATATCTTGCGGAGGGTTAAACGTGTCATCTTTTTCTATAGCTCTTTCAGCTCCAGTACCAGTCTCTTTAACTTTATACACTTCGTTCATATAAGTCTTATAGTTAAAGTATAACACAGATACTTGATTGTTGTCAGTGTATCTACTGTTACCAGACATTCTAGTATTATATCTACCGTCGTCTCTAGCACTATTCTTGTTTATTTCCTCTAAGTCTTCTTGAGTTAAGTGTGGAAATTGCTTAGTAAGCTCGTTAATAGGTATGGTTTTTACTTCACCAACGTAGTATATGTCTTCGAAATAAGGTGAGTCAGTGTAAGAATAAACTAAGTTTTCTGGATCTACGTAGTCAACTACAACCCCCTCAGATGTGTTGAACGAAGTTTTAACAGCGCCAATACCTAAAACAGTTAAATCGTAGTAAAATCTTTTTTTAGTAAGTTCGTATCTATTGCCTTCAAGCAAAACGTTTATGGCTTGCTCTTCAGCTATCTCGACCGCCTGCTTGTAATCAAGCTGCATGTGTAGCTGTAACTCCTCTTCATCTCTAGGCAAAGATTCAGGGTCGTTAGCGTATAGATTAACGCCAAAAGCCTCTTCTGCGAAGTTATTTATTTCTTGAGTTCTCATGTCATCTATAATAGACTGCATGTACTCTGTTCTTTTTTGAACGCCAAACGGATCTTGCGAGTAAGCTTTTATATCGTAAGTTCTTTCAGCTATACCATTAACAACTATATCTACAAACTTAGATATAATAGGTACCGGCTTCCAGTCAAGGTTTAAGTAGCTTAAGTCACCATTGATAGATAGTTCGTCTTTATATTTCTGTATAGACTGCTCGCCTCTAGCATACAACCTTAACCTGTGAAAGTTGTTTTGATTGTTTAAGTATCTGTTGTTATAGCCATCAGAAAACCACTCGCTCTCTATAGCTTTAGCAACCTTCATACCATAGTCGTAACTAACTTTCTCGATGTCACTAACTACTTGACTAGGAAAATAACTTTTTATAACTGAATCAGCCATATTTAATTTTTAATAATTTTTGACGCAAAACCGTCGTTAGTATATCTTGCCATACTTATATTCACTTTGTTCGCTTGTCTATCTTGTCTTGGTTTATATAAGTGCCTGTTACAAGCCATTATAGCTAAACCAGAACTTATAGAGGCATCATGCTTAGTTCTTTTGTTTATGTCGAACTTAGCCCAGTCGTTCAGCGTTTCATTAAAGTACATCGTGCCGTAGTCGCCCTCTTGACTTATGCCAACGTGATCGTTGATATACATTTCAATTGCAGCAGCATGAGCTTGCTTTATATCCTCGCTAGAGTTTGGCATACCACCTATTTCTTTTTCAGTAGTAGATAGTTTGTTCCAAACTTTATCTGGTCTATTCATACTAAATCCTCTATACCCTCTTCTTTTAAAATAGTACAGCAACCTTGGTTTATTATTCTCTGCTAATATTGGCATACCGTAAAATATGCAAGCCATTAGTATATCTTCAAAAAATATCTCTGCGGTTTGTGGTCTAGCAATATATTCTAGGAAAAAAGTATTCGCTGGAGCTGATTCCATAGAAAATTTAGTCAGTCCATGAAGAGATCCGTTGGATCCTCTACCATCAACAGTACCGCTAATATCATAACTATCGCAACCAAAAGCGCCCACGTGTTCATTTCCAGGATATTTTATTCCATTTTTAAGTATCACTCTATTTTGCAGATTTCTATCTGGAACCCAGCTTACTTTAAACCTACCGCTTGGATCAGGGTTAAAAATCACTTGAGTGTCTTTAACACCGTTAACCCATTGAAAGCTTCCAGTTGTAACAGCGGCAGAGCTTTTAGTTCCTTCGTTATAGTCTATCTGCTCGTATATTTTAGTCAAGTTAAACAGACTATTTTTAGTTTCATCTCTAAACGCGTGCTCTGTAGTTCTTGGGAACTGACGATAAAATTCGTTCAAAGCATCTTGGTCGTCTTTTAATCCGTCTACTTCGTTTTCCCAGTGGTCGATTACACCTACATCTATTAGTTCACTGTCTGGTCCATAAACATCTCGTCCTGGAGTAGTGAAGACAGGTCTTCCATATTCATCAATAAATCCTTCAAAGTTCCATTCCATTGGAATAAACAAAGCATATAAACCAGATTTTGTTTGACCATTTCTATTTCTTTTTGTGACATCGCTGTCGTTGTATAGTTTTTTAAAGTTTTCACCACCCTTATCAAGAGCATTACTTGTTGACCCCATCATACACTTACCGATAATTCTGCTACCTAGTCTAAGACAAGTTTTTGTAACTCGCCAGTTGTTAAGTATATTGTCAGGCTTATCCCATTTACCACTCTCATCATGTACTAGTAAAGCTAATTTCTCACCATCATAACTATTGTCTCCAGTGTTCTTCCAATCGATAGTAGTATCTAGACCTTCTAGCTCTTCTAGCTTTTCATTTGACGTTATTTTACGCCTTGTTAGTTTGCTAGCCGGGACACGGTAAGCGAGCTCAGTCTTTGGCCTATCCATACCATCTTGAATAGGTTTAAAAAAGAAAGGGTAGTTAATAGATATAGGTACAACTTTGTCAGTAAACATTTTCTTAGCATCAGAACCAGACTTAGATAGTATACCAAACCTAGCATCACTAGATATTGTAGCTTGATTTACAGTCTCAGCAGATGACATAAAAGAAAAACCAGAACGTCTGTTTTTAAGGTAACACATACCGTAGCTTCTAACGTCAGCTTTACAAGCCTCCCAGAATATAAAAAATAATCTATTTGCTTCACGAAAGTCAGGTTTACCTACATCTATTTTTGTCCACTGCAAGTACATGTAATGAGTACCAACTATGTACGTAGGTGTCCCGTCGTTCATGAACCAAAAACCATCTTCACGACGTTTAAATTCTTCATCTATATAATCGTACCATTTATCCTTTTGCTCTTCAGGATAGTTTTTCCAGTCAAAAATACTCTTAAGCTTGCTTAACTCTTTTGGTTGTTCAAATGGAACCCATTTATTTTTATTATGCTTGTATACGTTTTTAGGTGCCGGTGGTAAAGCTATCTTCAAGCCCTGTATGTCGTATATTTCACCGATTTGACCAGTCTTAGATATTACTACAATATCGTTTTCCTTATTATAACCATACTCCCATTTCTTAGACTTGTTAAGTCTTTTAATAGTGTTGATCTTAATAGGTTCAACGATTTTATATAATTTCTGTTCGTAACTCATTTAGATCTTCCTTCAGCAAATCCTTTAAATACGCGTTCTTCTTTCTTCTCAGATTCCTTTCCATTGAGTATCGCCTCTTCCTCTTGTATTCTGTTAAGTATTTCGAATGCATCGAATATAGCGAGTTTCTTCGTCGCAGCGGCGTTTTTAAGTCTGTCAGCAGTAATATCATCGCCACTATCAACGATAGCCTCTTTAGCCACTTTGATGAGCTCTTCAACGGCTTTATGCCCAGCTTGGATTATACTCTTCTTCGTCTCCTTGATATTCATATATTATTGCTATGTCGTTAGATAATATTCTATATAGTCTTTGGTTGTCAATTACAAACTCATACTCATTCCAAGGCGTGTAACCAACTAGATCACCAACCTCTACAGAGCCATCTGTATACTTAACCACACCTATTAAAGGCTTTTCTTTAGCTTCGCTAAACATATCAGTAGATTTTATTGGTTTTACAAAGCAGTAGCCTTTCAAACATCTCCACTTATTGTTTCTCTTGTAAGCAAAAACTTGGTCTTCTTTAACAAAGTATTTGTTATCTTCAAAATAGCTTTTAGAGTTTTTCTCTTCGCCTCTGATGTTATGCCACCTTCTAAATACGTTGTGGTGAACTATTACGGTGTCACCAACTTGTATTTCAGTATTGTGAGATGCAGGCGTAGCGATTACTACAGCTTCTCTATTCACATGTTGATGACTGAATATTTCTGTATTTGTAATTAAGCTTTTGCCGTCAACGTCTACAGAATTATTATAGCGATCACCTTTAGGTTCTATAATAAAATCGTTAAGTGCTCTCATTAATACTGTAGGTTGTATTCTACTGATATAGCCATATTTTTATTAAAATCTTTCCATGGTAATACGTCGTTACCTTTTTTAATATATATGCTGTATTTATCCTTTTCTTCTAATATATTACAAATAGTATGACCACCATACACTTCCTGATTAACAGAATAGTGCATAGCGTCAATTTTGTAATCTTTACCTATAGTTATTTTACGAATCAGCTTGCCCATTTTCCTTGTAGTTTATACTACCATCAGCAATGCTAATATCTGTGGTGCCGTAGTCTTTCTGTAACTCTTCTTGAAGTTTTGCTAGAAGATCTTGCAGCTCAAACACTTGATGAAGTAAGTTGTGTTTTCTTGTTTCTAAAACTCCAACTTCGTTTTGAGTGGAGCTTATCGCTTTAACTAATGACTGCATTTTCTGTAACTGCTCGTCACTAATTTTTTCTGGGCGGAGATTAGCCACCTTTGGCGTCTTTCTTTTTGCCATGATTTAATTTAATTTAATTAATAATACTTTACACTTTCATGTCCGCGTAGGACAATCCTAAGAAGCCGTGAACACCTTCGCTATCAATATCTACCTTGTAAGCATCCCAAGCGTCGTGATCGCCATCTAAATCACCATCTTCGTTGATAGTTAGATCTTTCCACAATACGTCTACGTGATACATCTCAGATAACACTGGAGCTTCGAGTTCATTACCTTCTTCATCATAATCACCTGGCGTGATTACAATATTACCTAATTCAACGATGCAATGCTTGTGAGTTGGGTATGTATTACCGTCATCATCTGTAGCAGCGCCTAATGCAGCTATTTTACTTTTAGCTGTAGATTCGTTTGTAAATTCGTATTTACCTATTTTATTCATTTTATTAATTGTTAACTTGTTAATGTTTTTAGTTCACTATCGCTTAATGCTTTTTTATATACTCTTATGGCTTTGCATTTACCGTAAAAATCAAAACTACCTTGACCAAAATCAAAATTTAATCTGTCAAAAGTATTTGCACTCGGTACGCTTCCACTTGTATCTACTGCTACTTCAGAGCCATTTATGTACATTTTGTGATTATTGTTTTGGTATAAAACTGCAACCTTATTAAATTGTGTTCTATCAGTAACCACATAATTCATGTTAGTTTGTGCAACATTACCAACTACAAGTTGTGCTTGTATAGTGTTAGATGTCGATGAAAAACCCATATATAAAGAATTTGCATTTGTACCATTGCTTAAAGAAAATATTGTAGTTGTTGTTGAATCATCTAATGCAGCTATCTCTGCATACAATACTCCTTCTTCACTATTAAAGTCTTGCGCTTCACCTGCACCCGTGCAAGTTTCTGCATCTCTAGTAACCGTTGAGCCATTAGTAGGTATGTAAGAAGTTGCGTAGGATAGTTGTTCCATTTGTGCTCCCCATACTTTATATTCCGTTGCAGTTCCACCATTATCATCAAGTGTAACTGATAGATTACCAGATGTTGAATTAAAAGTGCCAGTAACTGTATGTCTTTTCCAATCGCTTGTTAGCGTAATAATTTCTCCAATACCTTGATTTACATTGTTTGAAATTTGTAATCGCAAAGTACCATTTCCTTTTAAATAAACTGATGCAGAATATGTTTTACTCGCTGGGTCTTGTCCCGTTATAAGGTATAAATCATTTCCACCACTACCACTTAATCCTGAAATATTAGTGCCATTATTTTCTCCACTAGGACTTAATATATTTGTTGCGCTTACAGTTGTACCACCTGTTTTAGTCCACTCGCTAAAATCCTCACTATAAGTAACAAGATTAGTACTCTGTGGTTCAAGTAATAAATGACCATCAGTATTATCTGTAAAGTCTATACGAGGTGTATCTGTTTTTACTTCTTGTACTGATACGTTGTCTATTGTATAAACGGCAGTATTATCTGATAAAGTTGTAAAGTTTAAATTATCTTGATTTGCAACAGCAGTAGCATATAAAGTGTAACTACCTTCGCTAGTTATATTGGAGATTGTAGTATAACCATGAACACTATCTCCCATTGTTACTCTTGTACTTAAAGAACCACTTACAACATTTACGTCAAGCGTTATTTTATAAGTACTTCCTGATTGACTAAATACATTTTCTTGAATAGCAAGTACATTAATAGTTCCATCAGACTTTAATTTTCCATCTTCTATACTCCAACCTGTTCCTAAATTCCAATAGTCATTAGGGTCAACCTCTTTAACTGATACGTT